ATATAATGTTTTAAAAATGAAAACATTTCCTTACCTGAAATATATTCATTTGACTTAACTTCTTTATTTATTTTGAGTTTCTCAGTTATATAATTATTTATTGTTTTCATCTTTTAAAATTCCATATATTAATGTTTTACCATTTATAATGGGTGTAGGATTTACTTCATGCTGTTCAATTAAGTCTTTATCTTTAAATTCATCATATAAATATTTCCAAACTCGTTTTAATATCGTTTCAGATATTTTACATTTAAAATGTACTGTAAATAAATCTCCTGATGCAAGTCTTACATAAAAATCTTTACTATGCCATTCTTGTTCTCCTAATGCACAAACAGTAAGATTTTTTAATATTTTAAATTTATCTTGAACTGTTTTAACAGTCCCAGAATCTTTATCTATTTTAAGTTTCTCAATTATATATGAATTTAATGATTTCATTATATTAAACTTTCAAGTTTCTCTAATAATTTTTTAATTTTTGTATGATGGGAATAATCATAATTATCACATATTTCCTTAATCTTTTTATAAGTATATGAATTATTACCATCAAGCGCATATGCTGTTACATAATTATCAAATGGTGAATATATAGTTAATCCATATTCATTCTTTGACATTGGACATAATCCTAAATCAACAACAGCACATTGTAACTCTTTTAAAGTCTGCCCGAATGGAGATTGCATTCGTTTATCCCATTCTTTCATTTCTTTATCAAGTTCAGATTCATATTCTGAATCTTTATCAATTTTAAGTTTTTCTACTATGTATGTATTAAGCTGTTTCATTGTAATATTAATTCTAAATCATCTACTGTTATATTACCACCTTCATAATCTCTCATAAATTGTACTATTGTATCATATTTTGATGGTATTATATATACATCATATAAATTTATAAATTCATCATTATCTGCTTCTGCTCTTGGTAAAATCCAACCAGCGGTTTCATCTTTTGATAAAATATATGTTTCGCCATATTCTTTAGCTAAATCATCAAAACCATCACCTGTTGGTACAACAAATAAATAATCTTTAGGATTAGCATCTAAAAATTCATCATCAGTTAATTTCTCAATTTGTGAATTTTTATTAATTTTAAGTTTTTCTAATATGTAATTATTTAAATCTTTCATTTCTTTTCTAAATATAATTCTAAAGTTCCTAAATAGTTTGAATCACTTACTATAACAGCAAATGGTTTTTTATCTTTAGATTTTTTATCTGAATCCTCAAATACTAAACTTATTGATAAATTATTATCTGAATAAATACAATTAAAATAATTATAAGAATCATCATAAAAATCAGATACTTTATTATCAATTTCAATATTATCTTTATATTCTTTTAATTTATTATTTCTATCATATTTATTATTTTCTTTTTCGGTTTTAATTCTTAATTCATCAATATTATTGACATTGATTTGTTTTAATGCTTCTACTAATATTTCATAAAAATCATCAAATTTTTTAGGATCAAATATATCAGCAAGCATAATGATTATATCTTCATAATCATTTGCATCTTTGTTATTTAATTTTTCTAATATATATAAATTAATTGCTTTCATCTTTTGTTATATAAATTTTATATTGATCAACTTCATTATGATAAAACTTAATTACAAATCCATTCTTACACCAATATGATTTAAATCCATTTAAAGTCATTATAATACTATTGTTGTCTAAATGTAAATTATTAAGAATATTTTTACTATCAAACTGTGGATATATTATTTCATTAATATATTTATTCTTTTTATAATCATAATTAAGATCATGATATCTGTTACTTAATGCAAGTACACTAGAAGCATATATCTTTATATTCTTTTCATTGATATGATATCTGTATAAATCATTTTCAATTTCTCTTTTATAAATATTCATAGCTTTATCATCAAACCCGCATAAATCAACAATATCTTGTAAGAATTCTTTATTAATATCTCCTGTTTTAGAATCCTTATTTATTTTCAACTTCTCTAATATGTAATTATTTATATCTTTCATTAATCTTTCTTTACAAATATTCTTTCTACCATACCAGCATCTTTATCTAATACATCGCACCATATTAATGTATCTTCATCAGTAAACATATAAATAGAGTTATCATTATATTTAGGATTTATATGTACTTTATGTTTATTAAATAACTGTTGTGTAGATGTCATTTTATCCATTATCTGTTTAACAAGTTTAGGAGTATCCTTAAACATTTCTACAACATATCTGTTACTTTCAGCTGATTCTAATAAGAAATGATCGGCATATGCATCAAAATCAGTAACATGATTAATATTTACCCAATTATCTATAACAACTATATATGCATTAGAAGCATCTTTTGTAGGATCCAAATGTGTTTCTGTAAACTTACCATCAAACTCAAATTTTGAAGGATCATCATCGTCTTCTTTTCCAGCTGCTGGCCATCCGCACATAAAGGCTATCTTATCAGCAACTTTTCTTAAATCTTGATTTATATTAGAATCCTTATTAATTTTAAGTTTCTCGGTTATATATGTTGTTAATTCTTTCATTAATTTTTAACTAATAATTTTAATGTATATTTTATTTCACTAACAAGTTTATCATCATTTATTATTACACATTCATCATAAACATTATTATAAAACATATCAATTAAATCTTCTTTACCCTGTTCATTATCTAATTTATATAAAAATTCACTTGATTCATTATAATCCCATTTATTAGATTTTTTAAATAAATATTTATTGAAGATAAACTTATTTTTTTCATTTATAAAACCAAATAAATATTCAAAATCTTTTTTAGTAGAATTATAACATATAAATATTGAATTAGTTTTTATTTTCTTTACAAAATTTTCCTGGGTTGCCCAATCAGTTTTAATTTTATTAACATCATATAAATTATCTTCAAAATTATTCATTAATCTTCTTATAGTTAATGTAATTTCTTCATAACTATATTTTGATGGATCCATTTTACTTAATGCATCTTTAACATTAAATAATTTAGAATCTTTATTGATTTTAAGTTTCTCGGTTATATATGTTGTTAATTCTTTCATTATATATCAAATTCTTTTAATAAATCACCAGCAAAGTCTGCGGACCATGTATAATTTTTATTTTTTAATTTATAATTGTAATATGAATATCCTAAAAATGAAAATTCAGCATCAACTGTTTTACCATTATATATAATTTCAAATGGTATTGAAATAATGCCGTTTCTTTTATGATTGTAATCTTTTGCTTTATCAGAATAATTATTCCAATCATCATATTTTAAAGATGTAGCATAATTATCTTTAGGAAGTATTTTATCAAGTATAGATGAAATACAATTATTGAAATAATCAATTATCTTATCATTTATTTCAACTTTTGTATTTTTCTGTAAATCATATTGTAAGAATATATCTTCTTTATCTGCACCTAAATCCATTGCATTATCAATAAGTTCTCTACCGAAATTACCAGGCCATGAACAAATAGTATCTTTAAAAATATATGGTATTGATCCGGTTTCTAATATAGTAGCAATCCATAATCTTATAGATTTATCTCTGTCGGTACATTGTTCAGCTAAATCACGTAATCCCTTAAAATTATCTTGTAAACAATATTTTAATACATTATTTACTTCTTTATATTCTGATTCTTTTGGTATATAACAATCCTTAACAGGATTTTTTGAATCCTTATTAATATGCAGTTTCTCAGATATATATGTTGTAATATTCTTCATATATAAAAATAATTTATTAAAGGGTGCTCAATCCAGACATATCTACAATTTTTCTAGCTGTATCATTAACTAATAAATGATTATTTGTTGGATACATCTGAAGAATTTCACTTACACTATCTACATAAATATCATAAACTTTAATATTGGTTATATTGCCATAGAATGATCCTAAAACAATTTCTGATTTATTCTCTACGGTCATTTCAATATCATATTTAGATACTTTCTTTATACCATTATCTATATCAAACCAATAATGATGATTTTGTAATTTATAAAGAGGAATATCTGCATGTATATATTTAGCTGCAAAGAATTCTACAACATTTAATTCTTTACTGAATCTAAGATATACAAAATAATTATTGTTAGGTTCTAATTCTAATTTAAAGTTAGAAATATTAACCAATGTTAATGTAGTAGAAGTATTTGTTTGTTTAATCTTAATTTTTATATTACCAATTTTTAATAAGTCACCTGAATAAATACTTGCGCCTGGATTTATAATAAATGAGAATGTACCAGAGTCTCCACAATATGTTCTTTGATAAACAATATTACCTTTATTAACTCCGTTAAATGAATATACATCATCAGCAATCATAGTACCCTTGAAATACATAAGACCTTGTTTAAAGTCTATTGAATTCATACTTATATATTTTCTGGTTGCATCAGATTCAAATACAGGATAAAGATTATCAGCTTCATACTGAGGTGTTTCTAAGAATTCTTCAGATGATCCAATTTTATCTTCATTTTCATCGCCGAATAAATCTTCATATTTATTCTTGACAAAACTATTAACAATTGATTCAGTATCCTTAAGATCAACAGAATCCTTTTCCTGATATTTAACCAATGTAACTTTAAATGTAGTAGCATTCCACATGAAAGCATCTTTCTTTTCTTCATATGCTTCATTTACCATCCACATTCTTTTCATCATTGGTATATAAACAAGGTCACCTTCCATTGGTTGAGCAGTATTACCGAAAGCTGTTGCAAACATACCCTTTGATATTTCAGTTTCCCAGTCTGTTTGCCAGTCTAATCCCCAGTCATTAAATTCCGGTTTAGAACTAGGCATTTGATTTTCTGCAATGATAATCTTAATCTGTTTAACTGCTTCAACATCCATTAAAGCATATTCTTTAAATGTTATATCTTTACTACCGGTATTAGGAGCAAGTTTAAAATAATAACAAGGAATACCAACTACACAAGCTACAGTTTCTGTTAACTGTTGCTGAAGGGTAATAGCACAATCCATATTAATATATGGATTATAAAGGTTCTTTGATATTGTATTTGTACTTGAACAATATGCAAATGTAAATCCAGATTCTAAACTAGTAGTATAATCATAAAAAGGATTACCGTCTACTAAAATACCATTAACCACACCATTTACTTTTGCCTTAATATAATAATCACTATTAATATCAACTGTATTAGCCAATATATCATTATAACTCATAAAGCAAGACCAGCATGCAGAATCTAAACTGTATGCAAATTCAAGTGTATTTAAATCATAAGGATTATTACAAGAATCAAGTATCTGAATCTTGTTAATATCATTAAAAGCAAAATTAATATTTACTATCTGTGTAGGAGCGCAATTTCCTAAGCAATAATTATTGAAATCCATATATTAAAATTTTATAATATCATCTAAATTTACTTCTTTAGCAGGTGTACCATTTACATATTGTGCAAGTAGCCATGTAATTAAAAGTTGTGAAACAAAACCATTCTTAGCAACATAGTTTGGTCCACTGATTGCTCTATACATTACTTCCAAACGTTGTTTCTTTAATTCAGCCCATTGTCTCATAGGTTCAAATGCTTTTTTAATACCGGGTGCTGATTTAAATAAATAACAAGCATATAATAATTTATGATCGTCATCATCAGGATCCCTACTTCCTTGAGGTTCTCCATCATACATTATATAATCGGCACATTTCTTATCATCACCATTACCTTTACCCATATTCTGAATATGTGAATCTAAGAATTTAACCCACCATTCATTATCTAATTGGAATAAACAACCTGTGCCTCCTTCCTGTTGAGGTTTATATTGGGATTCTACATTAGAAATTCTACCAGTTACCAAATTATTAAAATCAACAGTCTTTGTTCCTTTCTTCCAAGCATACATACTTAATGATTTATTCTGTAACCCGAATCTCTCAATCATTTTCTTTTTACTTTGCCAGAATGTAAGACCAAATAATCCTTCGCCACATCCAGTCCACCCATCAGTACCTCTATTAGTACTTTGGCCTCTTTGTTCCTCGATATTAAATTTCTGAGGTGTCCATGCACATTCAATATAAGCAGCACCAGCTAACATATAAGCTGCTTGATTAGGATAACCAAGGTCTAATAATATTTCATAGAATTCCTTACCCTTTTCAAATATATCCTCTCTTCTTGTAAAGGTATCATTATATCTGTCATAAGTTTCTTTATCTGGAATTTGATTACGAATATAATCGATAAGATCTGGAGGAATAATAAATGGTCCGGTAGGTCTTGAAAATGCAGCTATAGTAGCGCCGATAGAGAAATTACTGTCATTGCTTCTTGGTTTAGTAATAATTTTATTAACATATTTAAGTTTATCCGTTAATACTAAATTCTTATCTAAATCATCTAAACCGAATACTGATAATTCAGAAGACAACAGATTTAAAGCCATACTTTTATAAGCTTTAACAATATCATCTTCATAACGGTCTGTTAACCATTCGACATTTATGATTTTCTCTTCTGCCATATATATAAAAATAAAAAATCACGGTATAATACCGTGATTTCTATATATATTATTTAAAAAATTAATTTCCAAATTTTGCTCTATCAAGTAATGAACTTATTATCTGAGAAGAGTGATTAAGTTCAGCAATAATTTGTTTTTTCTCTGGATGATTAATTGGATCTTTATAATGAAGTGTTAAGAAACCAAGCATACCATTAAGTCCTTCAAGAACAACAAAAGCACCGAAGTTAGCATCTACAACTCTAAGTTTTGCGGCAAAGTATCTATCATCCTGTTCGACTTCATCAGTAGAACCAATCCATGTTCCTTCTTTATAATGCATTGCAACAAAAGATAATTTAGCTAAATTGAAATTCTTAAATTCATCCTGAGCATAATTTACATCTTTACTAATCTGTTCATATGCCATATCACCATATATGAATGGGAAACCAGAAGCATTATTTGTACCATTATGTAATTCAAGAACAGCTGCTCTATCAGCTTCTAGTCTTATAAGAAGATTTTTTAATTCGCTATCAATAAGTGCACTATGATCTAATCTCTTTATAGATAAATCTGCATGTTCTTTCTTTGTTTCTTCTTCTTTACGGGTCATTGCTTCTTCAACTTCACCGATTCTTTCTTCTTTACGAGTATTTAAATTATCTTTATAAACACTCCTTGAAAGTTGATAGAACCCAGCAATTGAACAGAATAATGCAAATACCACCCACAAACCTTTGATATCAAAGGTGCCGAAAAATTCTCCAGGATTAGTAACACATGTAGGATTTGTTAATATGAAGATGAAAACAAACATAAGGAGAATCATCCCTACATTCTTCATGAAATATCCAAAACCCTTTGATGTTTTACCTTCTAAATTCTCTTTAAATTTGTTAACATCATTAATATTCATTTTTTTCAATTTAAGCTAAATTTTGTATAAAACTTTTCACATAATATACAGGTAATTTAGTTTAAATCTTTATATTTAAAAATAATCTAAAATGAAAGTAAAATAAAAAAGTGTATTGAAAAATACACTTTTATTTATTTATAAAAATAAGGAATTTATTACTCTTTTCGTCAAACTCTATTTTAGAACAAATAAACTTTTTTTCAGTAGTTGTTTTAATTTCAAGTCCAACATCTATTGTAGGACCACCTACTGGATTAACCATATAAGTTTCACCCTCATTTTTATATATTTCATTTACAGGATACTGTGTACATAACTTATAAATTTCTTGATAATCATCACTATCTACTAAACGTAAATAATTATTTACAGAATCTCTTGTTTGAATATTATAAACAATATTCTTAAATTCTACATCATTATGTAGAATATCCCAGATTTTTTCAAATAACTCATCATAAGTGCCATTATTTGTAATGATATAATCCCATCTATCTTCTTCATCAAGATCATGTTCTGCTACATTATCAAGCTGCTGTACATCATCTCTTTGAATTGAAATAGTTATACCGTTATTCTTATGAATATAATCTATTTCATGGTTAAATCTGATATCTGTTAAAAGTACATATTTAAGTAATGGATTCTTCTGATTATTACTGTTTATTAAATTATGTACAATATTAACAAAAATATTCTTATTTAAATCTTGCTGTAATACATATGTACCAACATAAACAAGAATCTCTCTAAGACTCATCCAATATGGATCATTTGATGACTTATATACAGCAATATTATTATAATAATCTTCAGCTGTTACAAGTAGACTTTCAATAGGTCTTACTTCTGTATATTGAAAATCCTTATTAATACATACCCATGCATTAGATTTATTCTGATAAAATCTTTCAACTGGAATACCAAATATATCAGAGCAGATTTTCTTTAACTGATCTGCAAATGCTATACAATAAACTGGTAAATTTTCTTCTTTTGTATTAAATGTAGCTGAAATGGTTGGGGATGTATATACACTTTGATAATATTTTTTACAATCTTCTAAACATGACCAATTATAATTTAATATTGTTTTGATCATTTTAGCTACTGTATCCTTACCGGAGCCAGCAAATCCATTTAATCCAATATACAATAAATTATTAGACATTTAAATACTTCTAGAAATATTTTTACTACTATTAAAATAGAAATTTCTATAGTATAAATTCATTATTATTTCTTCTTAGAAGCAGGAGCAATATTACCATCAGTAATTGATGGTGAAGTACTTGACCATGCAGTCTTATACATAAGATCATTAATATTAAGATGTCTGTTACCACCTTTCTTAACAAGTTTATCCATTTCAGTTCTGCCAAGAGGAATACCAAGTCCGCTTCTACCCATAGTATACATTTTACCAATTTCAACCATATCTCTTGGTTTTGCATGTTTTAATGTAACAGATACTTTAATACCTGTAGGGAAATCATCAATTCCTAATGGTCCATACTGATTAAATGAAGTACTTTCAATAATCATATTACCCATACTCATTATAGGATTTCTAGGATTACCAATTGTTACATGCCAAAGTCCGGTTGGATTACCTGTTAATATAGAATCCGTTGCATAAATAGCCGGTCTGCCTAATTTGTTTTTAAGCATACCTTTAAGCATTTCATTAACATTACCTTCATGAATAAATGTAGCTAATTTTTGTTTTGCTTCTTCACGCTTCTTTGCGCCTTCTTCACCATTACCGCCCATTAAAGATATTGCTGTATTACCTGCTTCTTTAAGTAATGATGCAGCACCATTAGCAAGGGATCCAAGTAAGTCACCAATATTTAAGTCACCTTTAAGAAGCATATTAAATGTATCATCTAACTTTTCAAAAGAATGATTCATAAAAGCTTCCGCTGTCTGCCAACCTTTCTTATTACCAGGTGCGCCCATAAACCATACTTGTCCTCCCCAGAATTTACCCTGACGATAAGTAACTTGATAAATATTATTCATCAAATCAAGGAATGCAGTTCTAGGATTAATATTTTCATATGCCCTTAATTCATAATCAAATGTTAATGTAAATGACTGAGAGAATTCAAGTTCACCATTATATAATGTAGTTTTACGTATGGTTCCTGGAGGTTCATATACTCTGTTATTATCATATCTTCCTAATGTACCTTCTGCATCACCAGACATAGTACCACTTGCGCTAAAAATAGGAATAGCTCCTGCAAATTTCTGTAATACTAAATTACCTGCACCAGATACACCGGTACCTACTGATTTTCTATATGCAGGGTTAGCAAGATTAACGACAGAACCTAATATACCTCCTTCAGGTCTATCTTCTTTTGATTGAACATCTTGGAAGTGAGCTTCCTTTTCAGTCCAAGTTTCATGATAATCAAATTTTAAAATATCTTCAAGCTTATTATTATCATCAAGCCATGTAACCAATCTACCTGTATCTGGCGGTATATCAACAGTCATTGCGCTGTCACCTTTATTTACATCCCAAATATCATCCCCGATTGGAGTAGGGAATCTACGTAAAGTAATTAATCTGTTATTAGCAACTTTACCAAGATTTTTACAATACATAAAGTCTGCATATTTATACATGCATCTTCCCATCTTCCCTTCATTAGATAATTTAACTAATGTTGAAATAGAACAGTCAGATAAATCTTCATTATATTGATAATTTCCAAGATCAGAATTATATAAAGTTATATCATTAAAATTATTTAATGGAGTATTACCTGTTATACCAACTATATTAATTCCATAAAGAGGATTAAACATAGATGGAACAGCTCTGAAATTTAATGTTTGATAAGTAATCTTTCTTTGATCATCTGGAACGCCTTCATTACCTTCTTTAAGCATACCATAATCAAGAACTACTTCGGCATAATCATCATAAATAAACTTATAGTTCTTAGTTATTTCCTTTAATATACTTGCAGGTATCTTAAAGTCATTTTCATAATAGAAATCATCTTTCTTATATGGAATAGGAGTTGTTGAAAAATCAGTATACTGATTAGATACATCATTCCTATCATTTTTACCAGCTTGTGTAAATGATACGAAATTTATATTGTTTTTATATATATTAGTATACTTATAATTACCAGAATATTCATCAACGGCATTTTTGCCGCTTCTTTCCCATCCTTGTTTAAAAGCATTACCTATTGACGCTAATACAGCCATGTAAAGATATAACTTATTTATATATAAAAATAAAAAATCCAGTGAAATTCACTGGATTCATTGTTTCAACCTTTAAAACTATATTTTAATTAAGCATCATTAAATGCTCAGCATAACGCCTTTTAATATGACCAGGAGCAGAAATCTTTGATTCTTTAACTCCAGCTACTGTATAATTAAAATCCGCTTCATTCATAATACCATCAGAAACCCTACACTTTAATAGTCGCTGATAGAAAAGGGAATTCATCACGCCGGTTTCACCACAGTTATAAACTAATGAGAATAATCCGTCAATAAATCCCTGACTAAATTCATATTCATAAGGAAGTGCTTCAATCAGACGTTTAACACATTTCTTAAACTTTTGAATATCCTTACGGAAATATTCATCAGCCTCTTGCTTAGAAATAGTCATTCCTTCATAAACATCAGAACCATGATGCCCATACCCGATAGACCAGCCATTAGCGTCTCGATAGGCGGTCAATACACATTTTTCATACTTCTTAATGAATTCGATACCATCATTAGAAATAGTGTAATCCTTAGCAGTTGCTGCAACTGCAATAAGAATACAAGTGATAATTGTAATAAATTTTTTCATTATTTTTTTAAAATTCAGCTTCTGTAAGATGCAGAAGCAGGTTACTGTTATACTTCTCAATAGCAGAATAACGAATCTGATAAAAACTGTCTATTCTGCCTTTACCGGAAATTCGCCATGAATGCTTTATAAGATCCTCACGAGATAAAATATAAGTAGCAATAAGATTGCTTCTTTCATCAACCTGAGTAAGAATAAATACTCGGTTCCTAATTACTTTATAATCAGGAATTACAATAGTTGTCGCATATGCATCTGAATTGCCCTGAACAAGAACTGTTCTGGCATCTACAGGCATAAACATCTTGTTTTTTCGATAATCAAGATAAACACGCTTTACAACCTTATTAAAACGTTCAGAAATTTTTCTTGGTACAGGAAATTTCATAATCTTTTATTTTTATTTTACACTATAATATAGAGCAAAAATAAAAAAATTCGAAGTAATCTCCGAATTTTCAAATAATTAATATTTTCTAAATGCAATTGCGCCTATTAATTTACCTCTTTCTTCAAATACAAAAATAATACATTTATTATCTGCTTTGATAAATATTTTATTATTGTCGTATAATAAATTGCATTTTTTATAATAATCTAATAAAGGTTCTTCATTCATGGGATTTAATTTACTTCGTATTTCATCTGGTAAATTTAAAGCATTCATTGCTTTATCATAACTATATCCTTCTACATCTAAAACATTATATTCTTCAACCCAGTCTTCAACTGTTCTTTCAATAATAGCATTAGTATCTTTTATAGTAGATAAATAAAGTATCTTATCAACGGCCTTATTATCATGAATTCCATAATGACCTTTCTTATCTCCAGATACTTTACTTGTCTTATCTATTTTAAGTTTTTCTAATATATATGAATTAAGTTCTTTCATTAATAAATAGGTTCAAAATTTTTTTCATCAAATAACCAATACCAATTTCTTTTATCATCATCTTCATCTAATGCATCATCAGCAATCTGATATCCTTCAGGAGATAATGCATAAATATAATATGTTCCGCGGGATCCTGAATTAATACAATCAACTTCAAGGTGTCCGTCTTTGGTTCTTACTTCATATCCTAAATCTTTACCATCAATAATCTTCTCAAGCATTTTTGTTAATGACTGATCTAAATCATACGCAGATTTATTTAAGTTTTTAGAATCAGAAATAGAATCAAATTGAAATGATATAAACCCTCCATCATGATTATCATTAATGACATCCATACAAGTCCACATTTCATCACCTTCTGTTTCTTCTGCATTTTCAGAATCTACATCAGAATATATAAGTCTATTACTTCCTCCTTCAATATCATCTGGATTAAATTTATATTGAGAGGACTTATTAATTTTTAATTTTTCTAAAATATATAAATTAAGTTCTTTCATATTAATTATCTAACATATAATCATATATATAATTTATATCATCTTCATCCATTCTATCCCAAGGAAATATTGATTCACAATCATATCCTTTTGCTTTATTAAAATATGCATAATATATTGTTCCTTTATCTAATGGATATAATGATTTTACTGCCCTTGTTTCATCATAATCTTCGATAGTAGGTAAATCTTCTTCATCATATAATTGTGTAAGATCTACTTCACCAAAATTATTAAGAGCACGTCTAAACATATTTTCAGTTACTTTTTTATGTTTAGATTTCTTAATTTTAGAATCTTTATCAATTCTAAGTTTTTCTAATATATAATTATTCAGGGATTTCATTTTTATCAATTAACTTTTTGTGATCTACTATTATAAATGATTTAAATCCTGCTTCACATTCTTTATGCCCTATTACGATATAATCACTATCACCTTGTCTATATGCAACTGAAAATCTATCATCACTTTTCGGTTTAAAGGAAAAAATAACAGCGTCATGCCAAGCATGTATATAATATGAATATAATTCAGTATTATCAATTATATATTTTGACTTATCATGTGGTAATTTAAAATTATCTAATGTTTCATGCCAACATAAAATATCTACATCTTTAACATTATTATCTTCTATCCACTTTTTAATAACAGCTAAAGCAGCTCGTTCATCTTCTTTAAATGCACATAAGAATTTAATCTTCTCAATTAATGTAAGAGATGATTCTTTATTTATTTTAAGTTTTTCAATAATATATGTATTAAGCTGTTTCATTATTTAGGTTCAAAAATAAAATATGTATTGGATGCTCTTATAATAAAAATTAAAGTATTTAAATAAACATGTATCTCACCACGATAATAAGGAGAACGAGAATTTGCTGCTTTTAAATAATTATTACCATTACCTTCTTCAATATAATTAGCAAATTGTTTTACTTTTCCAGGACGGTTTTTAACAAATTTAAGTAAATCTTCTTTTTCTAATCTGTTATATCTATGTCCATCCATAACTTCTTTTAAGTTCTTATATTCAGCATAACAATTTACTTTATTTATATTGTCAATATCATTTTCAAGAATCCAATCTTCTATTGCATTACATATTCCGATATTAGAACTATCATTTAATTTAATATCACATATCATTGTAATTAAACTACAGACAGTATTAAGATCAGATTCACTCATCTTCTTATTACTGTCTTTATTTATTCGTAGTTTTTCTATAATATATGTATTTAGATTAATCATTATTTTTTACCTAATTTATCTAAAACATCACGTAGTGCTTTTTCATCATCGATTGGATAGAATACACCATTAATCATAATACCTGTTCTATCATCATCGTCTTCACTATTAGGATCTTTATATCCAGCTTTCTTCCATTCTTCATCTTTTTCATATTTCCACTGAACGCCAGATTTTTCTAATTCATCAATAAGATCAGCAAAAGCTGCATCATCAAATTCATTATCCTGAATATTATGGATATTCTCTTTTGAAATACCATACTTTACTTTTTTACCATGTTCATGCTGTTCAATATAACCATTTTTCATGGCTGATTCAATAGCTTTTTTAACATTATCTGGAATATCTTTTCTCATTCCTTCATTAATATATTCTACTAAAGTTTTCATATTATTTATTATTGTATTTATTCATAATAATACTTGGCGCATATACAGGTCCTCTTGTAATATATACAGCAGGCATACCTAAGCCGCCACCATTACTTGTTTTATGTTCATCACCTGGAGTAACACAGCAATTTATTCCAAATATAGAATCTCCAAATGAATAAGGATGTGGTTTATCAGGAAGTCCAAGAACAACATAATATTTACTTCTATCACCTTCTACTTCCCATTCTGAAGCTTTTTTAGCTTCTTCATTACTTTCATATTTTGTTATGAAATTAAATTTTGGATTTGGATGCTCTTTATAAAATTTTTTAACAACATCATTTACTTCATCTTCAAATTGTTTCATTAAATCATTATAATCCACATTTGATTTTATCATTTTATCTTTAAAATCACGATTTAAGATAATACCATATGTTGCGCAAATATCATAATCCGTACCTTCATATCTACTTCCTCCACTTGATCTTACCCATTGTTTAATATATTTTTTCCAACCTCGTTTGAATATTAAATTTCCATATTTTTCATAAATATCCTGTAAATCACTACAAATACGGAAATAAGAACTAAAATTAATAAATTCTTTTTCTTTTTGGGCCTTTTCTTCCTCTTCTGCTTTTTTAGCACCATTTAAAAATACAGTTACCTGTCTTAAATCTCCTTTATCAACAGCAGCATGAGCAGCTCTTTTTAATAATTCAGAACTAAGTTCAAATATTAATTGTTCGTTTAAATATTCTGTTAAACTTTTCATATTATATTAGTATGTAATTATAAATGATAATTTATCTCCCCTGTCCACGATATGGTTTTACATAATGCTTACTGTTTTTACTCTTTGAAGTTCTGCATTTTGAATGTACACCAGGACGTCTTTTCTTACTTACTTCATGTCCTTTTGACACTGTTTGTACTTGCACTCTAGCCATTTTATATTCAATAATTTATTTAATAAAAATAAAAATATATTTACTCGTCAATTCTAAATTGAGTCTTTTTTGTATAAATATGAGAAGCATAATCATCAACAGTATATTCTATTGATAATGAATAATATCCTCTTTCATATTCACTAAATTTATTAGGTATAGATATAATCGCAAGCTCAGTATTTGAATGTACAGGATTAACAGTCTGCATACCTAATGACATAGGAACTATATTCCATTTACTTCCATTACTTAATTTAAAACTAAGTTTATCATTATTCTTTAATGAAGCTACAATAAGATCATCTTTCTTAAAATGATTTATACCTTCTGAAGGAATATATACAAATCTATTTAATAAAATTTTCTTATCACTTCTATCATAAGTAAGTATATAATCTCCAATCTTAATTTTAGTAGAACCATTATTAAATTTGAATTTAGAAGATTTCTTTACCTCTTCATCTGTATCTTTTGATATAAGCACAATATACCATTGTTGATAATCATGCATAAGGTACAAATCATATTTTACTTTATTGATAAGTAATAATGATTCATCAAAATTATATGTACCATCAGAGTTAAAGAAATTACTATATAATTCGATATTCTGATTTGCTGTAGCATATAATTCTAAATCATCCCAATGAATCATTTCAGAACCTTCTACAGGATTATCATATGATACAGGATCACCGTTTAAATCTGTTAAGTTAATTAAATGACAAATATTTAAATATTTATTATTTAAGAATTTAATATTTTCTTTATAATTAGCATTTATATAATTAATTAAATTATCTGACATCTGGAATATTTCTTCACTGAAATCAATATTATTTACAGTAACAAGATTTGGAAGATACATCTTTGCATTAAATTCAATAGTATCTCCTTCGATTTTATTTATCTGTCTGAATTTTTCATAATCATATTTATATTCTAAAGTACCCATTTCAATATTAAATTCAGGCATCTTTGTAGTAAATACAAAATTATAAAGCTTGTTATTTACAACTAAATCAATTCTAAATTTATTATTTAACCAATAAATAACATCGAATTTATTAGCTGTCATTTCATTAATTAACTTAGGATATAATATTAAACTTTGATATATATTATCATCTGTCTGTACAAAACTGAAATTAGTTTTAATTAATTCAAATAAATTAGATGATAATTTTGAATCTTCTTCAATAACAATATTGTCATTATTAGAATCAATATACCTGCTTAATATAAGATTAACATTATAATATTCTGATGAACCTTCAATATGTGGAAATTCAATAGGTATTCTTAAACAGGTTTCATTAATTTCATAATATACTTCTTTATTATTTTCATCACTTACAAATTCATAAGTATATTTTGAAAATTCATTAAAGTTTTTATCAATATATAATCTGTTTGTTTCAGAATAATCTGAATCAAAATCTTTTTTATAATATCTGTTAAAATATATTACTGAATAATTGCTATTAAAAACAATATCTTTATTTTCAATATTTTCAATATTCTTAAAGTTAGATACAAATACAGGAGTAGCTGTTATACCATGTGATACTTTATTTATTAATTTAATATCATTTGTATATACATGTTGAGACATATATATTTCATGGATCTTAATATATAAAGGAAGGAAATATTTTTCATAATAGTATTTAAGTGCGGCAAGTTTAAGTCCTAAATCATTAAATGTAAAATTAAAGTATCCCTTATAATATTTATATTCTTGCTCATCATATGATACTTCTTTTAAAACATTGAAATTATTACGTACAACAGGTTTACCTTCACCCCAGAAAGGAGAAGATAAATCTTGTATTTCATTATCCTCATCTTCAGTAAGTTTTAATTCTATGCTTAAAAGTGAAGTATCTTTAAATAACTGATATGAATATATATTGTCATTTATAATATCAAAGAAGTCTTTAACATACTGTCTTTGTATTCTATTATCATTTCTTATTAATTTTGATATAGTTAATTTATCTCCCCACTCAAACCATTTTAATGAATTAATTGCACTACGGTAGTTACCAACTTCACCCTTAAGCTGCATATAATTCATAAGATATTCTTTAAGTTTCTGATAATATATTTTTTCATCAGGAACATCAATATTATAGTTTGAAGAATAAATTGCTCTTGTAATTTCTTTTGGAAGATAAATACCGAAGTTTTGTCCATTTACAATTAATTCTTCTGCTTCATCTATAATTTCTGCAGATACTGTTACAGGGCACCATTCATCATCAATATTAATTAATACATTAGTACTCCATATACCTGCTTCTGGTGAATTTACAGCTACATAGAAAGTATTAATAAGATATAATTCTTTTTGAATATGAATATTTGTTAATGTATCTCTGTTTTCTTCAGTTACAAGAACTTCTCTTGTATCTGTAATAAGTTTGACATATTTAAAGATTGCGCCAATTTCAATCTTACCTAACAAAATATTTTCATTAGGATCTACGTCATGATATTCATTATCTGAATCTAAATAATGTACATCTAATAAATCTTCTGAATTATATACATCACCATTATATTCTTTATTAGACACTACATTGATATAAAAAGTTTCAGTACCTATTTCAATAGGATTTTCATCATCACTTTCATCTACTAATGCACCTTTATAGTTATTCGTTGATAAATCTTCTGTATAAGTTATTTCATTTGATGATTTAATCTCAGATTCAAATAGTTCAATAGAATCATTTAATGAATTTATATTAAGAAGTTTATTTTCTATAATATCAGAATCGATAATATGGAAAATATTAGAATTTTCAATTTTAATATTTACATGAACTTCATCATTTTCTTTAACCTTTGTAACAACTCTGATTGGCTTAAAATAATAATTATTTACTGAAAGCTTTGAACTGTTTTCAGAATCAAACCAGAATATGTATGGTGTTTCTTGGTATTCATATCCAATAGGATATTGATCATAATGAGTTAAAGAAAAAATATGTCCTGTTCTGTCTATGAAATTCATATTAAACTATTGTATTGATTATATATAAAAATAAAAAAGGTAGATTAATTAATCTACCTTTATAATTATTCTTGCAAAATTTTCCTCGTTTACATAAACCAAATATTGTTCCGTTCCTAATAATTGATATGATGTGTTTTCTGCAATAATATCTTTATTATATTCTATTGTTTTTAATATTTCTGCTACTTTATCTTTATCAGGTTCAAATTTATCAAAAATTGTTTTATCGTTAGCAGTATTTTTAACTTTATTTAGAATTGCCTTAAATTTCTTTACTTCATTATCTTTAACCCATTCATATATTCCCATAGTAATTGGTCCCAAATCATCTATTTCATCTGGATCTGTAGGCCATAAATCATCAGGATCATCATAATTATCTTTAGCTGCTATTCTACCAAATAACCAAGCGATATACCATGCAGCACCATCATATGATGAAAAACTATAAGTAGTACTTACATTTTTATTGATTTTAAGTTTTTCAGTTATATATTTATTTAATTGTTTCATATTAATACCAAGTAATCCATTTAAATTTTTTAACTTTATCAATATATTTGAAAAGCATTATTAATCGTAAATCGATAAGTTGTAAAAATGTAACAAGCACTGCATTACCTTTAAAAAGAATCTTTGGTAATGTTTTACTTAATATACCTTCTGAAGCATAATCATACTTTTCAATTTCATTAACAGAATTGAATTCACTAAGGTTTTCTTTTCTTTTATTTGTTTTATTCTTTATATCCATTATGATAAATCAAACTTAGGTAAATAAGCGTCAATTTTTGTAAATGCATCATCTAATGCTTTCTTAGCTGCTTCATATGATGTTTTTTCTGAATCATATGAATTACCCTTTGCCATTGAAAGCTTTGTTCTTAAATAAGTTTCTAATAATGTAATTATACCGTTTCTACCAGAATAATATCCATTATGTCCTCTTCTAGTGGAAGATATCCATGTTTTTTTACCTGATAAATAAGAAAGTAATGTATCTACTTCATATTCATATTTTGCATATTTAATAGGATTCTTACTTAATTCAGCAGATATCTGTAATATTTTCTGTGTATATTCTGTTACTTTCTTTACATATTCATCATTAGCTTCTCTATCAGCTTTTATCTTAGCAAGATATTTTTGATATCTTTCTTTATTTTCTTTTGCAATTCTTTCATATTCATATTCTCTAACATCATCATCATTTAATGGATTCATTGCGCCAGAAATTGCTGCATATCTTTGATTTCTCTTTTCTCTATGAGCTTTTTTAATTTCACTTACATCTGCAAATAAAAATTTCTTTGTTAAAAAAGATTCAACTTCACTAGGTTTAAATGATTCACGATGAAAAGACCAAGTATTTGTAAAACTATAATAGTCATTACCATGTTCGCCGTCTCCTGCGCCGATAAGTACACCTCTATATTTAGGAGAATCAGGATCAGTAGTATTTAAAAGTATAATAACGCCAGGAAATGAATTGCTTCTGTTTGAAGTAATTCTTTTAGCAAGTTTAACGCCTTCTGGATCTTCAATAGAATATTCCTTAAACATATCATCAGTTATATCAGACCAGCTGATACCTGTCCATTGACTTGTAAAGAGTTTTTTAAATGTGGCGCTAGTATCTGGACTTCTATGATAATGTTCTTTATCATTTTCAGCTTCTTCTTTCTGTTTTTTAATTCTATCATTAAGCTGATCAGATATTTCTTGAAGAATTTTTGATTTAAATGCTTCTGTAATCATTGAATTATTAAACCAATAATCTTTCTGATATTCTAAAATTGTTTTCATATATATTAATTTTCTTTATATTTCAAAATTTTAATTACTTTAGTACCACGATCATCAGTAGTATCGCCTATTTTATATTTACCATGATTATAAAAATATCCATATTGATTTTCATCAAATCCAAATTGTACTATTGCGATATCTGATTTATCTTTTTGACAAGTTAATTCAGCATCCCTCAAACATTTTTTATAATTTTCATTTTCAGACTTAACTTCTTTATCAATATGAAGTTTTTCTAATATGTAATTATTTATATCTTTCATATTATTTCTTAGGTACTAATTCAACAACAGTTGCATCTGTATTAACTGTATCTCCTACTTTTTTATCATCTACATTCTCTTCAACACCATATAAAGAATCCTTTGTTTTATAAACAAGATACTTTAAATCGGTCTGATTATGCTTTCTTTTAGCATACATAACAGCTTTCATTAAGCCATCAAATATAGATGTCTCTGCATTCTTATTTATTGTAAGTTTTTCACTTATATAATTAAATAAAGTTTTCATATATATTATGCTTTTATAATTTCTACAATAGTTTCATCCCAATCATTTTTATCCCCAACCTTGTGATGTTTATAATTACGTCCATATGTAAAAGTACCATTTTCATCACGGGCAATATATTGGTCATAACCATCACGTTTAGCAGTTTCTTTGGCATTTTTACGACAAAGATTTAAAGTAACTTTATCATCAATGCTGCTACGTTTATTTATTTTAAGTTTTTCAACTATATATGTAGTTAACTGTTTCATTTATTCCAATTTTTATGATTTTTCCAATATTCTTTAATATGTTTAAATGCATCTTCTATCGTAGGTAACCATGGTTTATGCTGATCATTTAACATATTAGATGCTTTTGGATATTTATAGTCTCTTTTATATTTTGCTGATCTTACTTGTATTGTAAATCCATAATTACGTATTTTTTGAATTCCAATAAAATTCATTTTTCCATTAGTATCAGGCCATCTTAATGCTACTACATTACTTATAATAGTTGCATTTTTCTTTGAAGCGCCATCAATAATCTGCATTGGTAATTCTGGAAGTTCTTTACTTAATTCTACACATTTTTCTTTTTCTTCTATTGTAAAGTATTCATCTTTAATTCCAAACTTTACATCAATATTTTTTCCAACTTCAGAATCTTTATTTATTTTAAGTTTTTCTATTATATATGTATTAATTGCCTTCATATTACTTTAAAAGTTTTCCTTTCTTTCCATTATAAGTTTCTACTTCTCTTAAAATATATTCTCCTTTCTTATATGGATATATATATAAAGTTTTTTCTTCTAATCTTTGTTTAATACTTCTTTTTTCATCCATGCTCATTTCAGAAAAATTAACATGATATGGAGAAGAATTTCCGCGAGCAGATACACTATATGTATTACTATTATGTACTGTTGTGTGTTCTATATTTAATGTCCAAGGTTCATCATTAAAAAATACTATAATTTCTTCAGGTTGTTCATCTTTCATAATTTTCATTATTCTATAAACAAAGAAATTATATGCAATATCTAATGCTTTTAATTCTTCTTTTTTATACTTTGTAGGATTATCTAAAGCAATATTCTTCCACCAGTATCTTTCTTTTTCGATTTCTTCCGGTGTTTTAGGTTTAACTTTAGAATCCTTATCAATTTTTAATTTTTCTAATATATATAAATTAAGTTCTTTCATAATTAAATAGCATTAGTATTATAAAAATATCCGACAGCATGATTAGAAAGAATCCATTCATGTATCTGCTGCATTTCTTCATTAGCCATATCTCTCCAAACTTGGTAATTAAGTGTAACGCCACCAGGAAGTTTGAATTCAAATGTACCCATAATAGTAGCCATACTTCTAAGGCCTAAACAAACACAATATCTGAAGAAATAGTAATTCTTATAAAGATCCTGAATTTTAATTCTTTGAAATACATCAAGGATTAAATCAGAATTACCAAGAGCACCTTGTATAACTAAATCATTACTAAATTCATTATAATCATATGTAAGTGGGGCATTGAACATATATTTATATGTATCAACTTCATAAAGAGCCCCCATAACATCTGTAAGATTATAACCATTACCGGAACCGAATACATCAGAAAGTGATCCGCCAGCTCCAGATGCAAGTGCGGAATTATTAAGAATCATTCTTTCTAGGGAAAAGTCACCCATTACACCATAGTTAAATGCAGCTGTTGTTTTATATACACCTACTACAGAAAGAATCTGCTGTGGAAGCTTAACAATATTATTAGGACCACATTTTTGAATTTCTCTGTTCGGTAAACAATACCATTTATGCTGACATGCTTGGTCATCATTCTGCCAGAAGTATTGTGCAGCCTGTAAAATAAGTGGTGGAATGGCAGACGGAGGAATAGGTATATTCAAAGCACAGCTTTGTGTAAGTTCCTGTATTATTCTCTGTATGAAATTATAGTCAATCTGATCTTCAATGTTTTGTTTCTGCTTAATATATTCTTCCATAGACATTGTTTGATCTTTTTGACTATTGTTTTCTATATTATTTATACAAGAATTGCTCATAAATTAATTGACATATTTATATATAATAATAAAAATTGATAGTCATAATACTATAAAATTGACCGAATTTAATCTATGAGAAATTCTATTTTTTATAAAAATACAGGTGCTGAAGGATTTTAATGGAAGAGAATAGCAATGTTTTTGGACAATCATATAATTTTGCAAAATACCGTCAGTTAAATGAAGTTTTAAAGAATCAAGAAAAGAAGTCTATTTCTGATATTCTTTTAGATTTTACTGAAATTTCAAGTAGTTTTTCAAATATTGAAAATGAACTTAACAAACATAAATATGTTTATTCAAGTGCAAGATTTGATTTATGCCCTTTAGATGAACAGAGAAATTTTGTTAATGATCAATTACAGTTAATTGAAACTCTTGTAACTGATAAAATTTATTTTAATGAAGGTATTGTTTGTAACTGGTATGATATATATGCATTAATGCATGACAAGAACTATGCTGCTGTAGATAAATTAAATAGAAAAGTTGTATTCTCTACTGCAAGTACGAAAAGACCTATCGGTATGGAATCATTCAATATGTGGAATGGTTTACAGATTATCGATATTGATATCAAAAATGCAGAGCTTGCAAATCAGTTAAAAACAGTTTTATTCAATGAGTTAAAGACATTTCATTGGTTCCTTGGTGTATGTTTATCATCATCTAAAAGGTCTCTTCATGTCTGGACTAAAATAACACCACTTACTAATGAATTAAATGCAAGACGAATTGAATTCAGATGCAATTTCCGTCATAAATATTCATATATCTATATTACACTTCTTAAGTATATAGATACATTTGGTTATACAAAGGAAGATATTATTTCATATCTTGATAATGCTATGGCTAAACCTCAGCAAGGTATATTTATTGCTGCAGATAATCAGGCATATATGAATACTAATTTTGTAGATTTAAGACTTGATGCTGCTTTTGAAAGTGCGATTAATAATGGTATTGAATCTATAAACTGGATCACTCATCCTGATCTTAAATTAGTATTTAATAAACTTGAATGGTTTGAAAATGATACACTTAATGAAAATAATGTAAAACATGAAAGTGTAGAAAATATAGATGATAGAGATTTAAAGAAATCAAAGGGTCCACGTCACTATAAACATAATCAAAGATGGCAGCTTGCAAATACTTTGACCGCTTTATATGGTAAGGAAAAAGCATTAGAGATTCTATGTGAAATTTGTGAGGGTACATCACGTAAAGAGCTTGTTGGTGATGTAACAACGGCATCAAGACATAACAAACCTGTTTCAAAATGGGCAATCAATATTCTTAATGAGAATCATGGATTTAACTTGAAGATTAAAGAGGATATTGATGAAACTAAAAAAAAATTAGAAAAGATTGATGAAGAAATTAAAAATGCTAAAGTAGATTATGATCCAATTTTTATACTTAATGAGCATACAAACAAAATCAATCTTTTTTTGACTAAGGATCAGTATTTAAGTGATATTAAAGATCAGATACTTTCTAATCTTTCTAAAATTACTTTGTTGGAAGCGGGAGCGGGTTATGGTAAGACTGAAATGATTAAAGCATTTAAGTCTAAGGTATTACTTATTCTTCCTTTCACTTCAATTATCAAATCTAAGATTGAATTAGATGAAAATACATCAGATTGGTTATATTACTATGGTTCCAAGAAACCTTCTCTTGATGAACTTGCTGGTCCCAATTCTATGTCGATGACTATTGATAAATTCAGTCATTTGAATCTTTATGAAATAGATGCCGCTGGATTTGAATATATAGTAATCGATGAAAGTCATCTTTTATTCACTAGTTCATATAGAAATGTTATGTCTCCTACTATTCAGAGACTTGCTAACTGTAAGGCAAAGGTAATATTAATGACCGGTACACCTACAGCAGAAACCTTATTCTTCCCTAATATCAATCATATCAGGGTAAAGAGAGAAGAAACCCGTATTAAAGAATTTAGTACATATCTTTGTCCTACAGAATGTGAGGCTGAATGGGAAATGGCTAAATCTATGGCTGCAGATATCATAAATGGTATTAAGATTATTTGGCCTACTAATAAAGGAAGTACATATTTTCAACAAATTATGAAACTTGTTGAAGAAGAACTTGGTGTAGATAATGTAAAGAAAAATACTGGATGGAAAGGTCCTTTAAAGTTTTTCTATTATAAGAAATCTAATTATGGAGATGAATCAATGGATAATATTAATAAAAACAAATCTATTGGTGATAATGATATAATTGGATGTACTACATATCTTTCTGTTGGCATCGATATTTGTGATACAAAGAAATTTCATGTATATTTTAATGAACCAGCGATTTCACAGGATATTGAACAGTATGCAAACCGTTTAAGAAGAAATGATTTGTATATTAAATTATTCCTTCCCAGAAGTATCAGAGGCACTTTAATGGATTGGGATTATACTCGCAAACTTGACTTATCACTTGATGAGAAATCATTAGTTGTTGTAAGAGATTATATCAGAACTGTAAATGATATGGTTGAAAGAAATGTTGATGAAGCAAAATATAATCCTATGATTATGTCTTTGATTTCTGTAAATAACTATATCAAATATGATGAAATCGATTGTAAATATTATATTGATGAAACAGCATATAAATTAAGAATATTCGAGGATAGATATACAGAATATGCTAAGCAATTAAATGTTATTAAGAAAGGTATGCAGTATTATGGATATACTATTAATACTATTACTACAGAAGATATACAACCAGAAGAATCAAAACTTAAATATGAAGATTTAAAATCAACTGCAAAACATATGAGATGGAATGAAAATACAGCTCAGGTAAAGGAATATCTTTCACATATTACTGAGGATAATATTGACCTTTATAGGGAAATAGTAAGAGGTAATTATGGTATATTTAAGGATCCTGACGAGAAATATCAGGAAATCAGAGGTGAGAATAATCTTTATTGCGCAAGTATTGAAGTACTAGAAAAGAATACACCTATTATACTTTCATTATACAGATTCTATTCTATTGATACAATTAAAGATATATATAATTATTGTATTGATTCTAAAACAAATAGAATTAATTATACTAAGATTGACAGAATTAGAAGGTTTGTAAATATTGAGTATAATAAGAAAAACAATAAACTTGATTTCCCTATTGTTAAGTTTGTTAAGGAAGCACAAAAGTTTGCAAATGAACATCCTACTGTAACTCAAAATGATATTAATGTATGGCTTGCGAATTATACTGTAGCATATGTTAACAGTATTCCTGATTTGGTAGTTGATGATAGTGATTATCTTGAATCAATGTTTAGTATTGTTCAAGATCTTTGGAAAGTAGTTGTAAATCAAGGTAGACCAGGTAAGGAAGGACAAATCCTTATATCTCCGGTTGATTTAAAGTGGGATAGAAAGGATTTAATAAGAGATACTTATGGTACAGAAACTACACATGAATTCTTTATTCAGAACCTTGAAGATGAAATGAAGAAGGATATTTCTGAAGAAGTAGATGTTCCTCTTCCTGAATTTGATAAGAAGGGTAAAGTTACTCTTGAAAGTATTAAGGGAGATATTAAGAATATTGTACATGAAGGATTTGACTATTCTGTATATTCAGAACAGGATAATTCTAATGCAAGATTCATTAACCGTCAGAATAGCAGCCGTAAAGATGATTTAATGAAGAATTTGAAAGAAGAAACAGATAAAGTTGAAAAAGAAAAAATTGAGCAAAAAGATAAAGATGATTACAGTTTATTCTCAGATAAAGACTTAAATAGTGAGGATTTACCAATTTAATTTTTATTTTTATGTACAAGATTATATATAGAGTTAAAAATGGATTCATTACAATTAATAAGCTCAATTAATGAGCGTATATCAGAGTTAGATACTAAAATAGTAAAAACTTCTAAATCAGCATCTGTAGCATTTTCATACTTATATTCTAAGATAAATGAATTTAATAAAACAGATACTGATTTAGAAAATAAAATTCAATTTACAAATGAAAGGTTAACATATCTTTCTTCTAAAGCAGACATAATCGGTAATAATTCTTATTCATATTTTGTTACAATATCTAATGATTTAGATACTGTAATAAATAGTACAGTTACTACCACAGTTAAATCAATACAAGATGAACTTGATGAAATAAGAAAAGATATTAACGAACTTAGAGAAAAATTAGTAGATATTGAAAAAGTGCCTGAAAGATATATTGTAGTTAAGAAAGAGAAAACTACATTTCGTCAAATGTTGAGTAATATTTCTGATTTTTTCTTTAAATTATTTCATGCTAGAAAGATAAAGCAAGAAAGAATTGAACAGGAAAGATTAGAACAAGAAAGACGTGAAATAGAAAAGCAGGCACAAATTGAATTAGAAATACAAAGGAAGGTTGAAGAAGAAAAGAGAAATGCAGAAGCTAAAAAGAAAATTAAAGAATTAATTAAGAAATGATAGCATTATTGATAGTAATATTATTAATCAGTTTAGCATCAACAGGTTTCTGTATTTATACTGCAATTAATATAAAGAATAAAACAGATATCATAATTAAAAACAATGATGCTGTTACTGAATTATATAAAGAAATAGCAGATTTAAGAAAAGATATTATAGATTTGAAAAATAATCCTGCTGAATTTACTAATAGATTTTCTGTTGTAGAATTCCGTTTAAAGAAAATGGAAGATATACTTTCTACATTTAATAACGGATTCAGATATAATGAAGCTTGGATGCGATAATTAATTGCGATATTTTGCAGATTTTGGACTTTTAAAATGCGATATTTCGCTAATATTCATGTCCATTCTGTGATATTTTATTAATTTCATTAATAATTTTCTCACAATTAATTACTTTATATATATCTTCAATGGTCCAGTATGATAACTCGAAATCCTCGGGAATTATACTGGTCCATCCTTTTTTAAATGAGTTTTTAAATAAATTTTTTTCTAATTCTTTAACTTCATCAGGATACTTAAAATTATCAGAATGTATTGCTTTCCATAATGTTTCTACACTTATAAAATGATCAGGATTACCATCTTTAAAACAGTAAGAAGCAATTTCAAATGGATCTAGTGTAATAAATTCTTCTTTATATTTAGAAAAATCCTTTTTATATACATATCTATATAAAGCAGTCGGTCTGAAATCAAATTGTCCAACTTCATCTTCTAACAAATTTTTATTACGTTCATCTGTATGATTTAAAATCATATTAGTAAACATAATTTTAGCACCTACTTTATATTTAGATTCATTTTCCCTATAATCAGGGCACCAATATCTGAAAGCAGTATATAACTTATCCCACATAATCATAAAATCACATTGTACATATTTAATTTCGTCCATATCTTGATATGGATACTTAATTGAGATAATGTATAGAGATTCCATTTGGATTGATTCTAGGTACCCGAAAACATCATTTATAATAGTATTTAATGCTTCTATATTCTGACAATTAATAGCAATATCGATATCACCATTATAATCATCATCTTTTCTTTTACCAACAGATCCAATAAATAAATAATCAAGATCAGGATATTTTTCTAAAATTTTATCCATTATTTCTTGTTGTATCTTAGGAGCAAGACTGCTTTTTATTGGTTGTGTATTTAAAAAGACTCGATTACTCATTAGATTTAATTATTTTTATATATAAATAATATAGGAATATTTATCATATGAAATCATTAAAAGAATACCTTATAGCTGAAAAGCTCAAAATCAATAAAGATGTTAAAACTGAATTAATGTCTGTACCTATTCCTAAATGTGATGAAGATGGATCTTGGAGCGTTTCTGATTCTAATAAAATTTGGAAAACTATAAAGGTTCCATTTAAGAAATATGTTATATTTATTGACAGATATAGATTTGAACATGCTCATTTCGCAGTATTAAGCGATTTCTTATGTCAGCTTACTGGATTCCAGAATGATTATGAAGATTATACACCAGATAAATATGTTTTATATGCTTCTGATGAACTTGATGATATATTTAAATGGTATGCTAAATATTTAGATATTGAAGGATTAGATAGTGAACATGAAATAGAAGGAAGAGTAAAAGGTAAAACCGCAGATGGAGTAGGTTTTCTTTTAGATATGTTAAAAGGTAATTGGAAAGAAAGTGATTTCTTTGGTAGTGCAGATACAATTCCTACTGAGAAAGATTTTAAAAATTGGCCAGAATATTTTGTAAAACATTATTAATAGAAATATAATATTATAGTAAATGCCGGACGTTTCCCAACGTCCGGCATTCTTGTAAAACAAAACAAACATTATGAAATGCAGTGAGAACCACCACACTTTGTCGGGAAGGATAGGATTCGAACCTACGTAGGTTTAACCAGCGGACTTACCCATTGAAGTATCTGATAACTTCACCATATGAAACAGTCAAAGGAACAAACGTTACAGTACAAAATCTCCGCCGCATTTGACCACTTTGCTACTTCCCGATAATAAACAGCTTTCACTGAAGGATATTACTCCTCAGCGAAAGTGTTCTCAATGCCTTCATAAGCTGCGATGTAAGTAAGGAAGTGCTCACTCCATCCGCTAATTTCAGCAGTCCATACACCTCTGTAATTTACACCCTTGGTGTGGGCAGAAATATCACAGATGTAATTATATTTTCCGAAAGGTTTAGGAAGTTCCTTACTGTAATCACAATCCTGAGAGTCAGAGAAAATGATTACTCTGTCAAATCCCTTACCATAAAGGTCCTTGTTATCCTTACACCAGTTAAGGCACTGACGGGTAAAAA